GTCAATAACGTAAGCCATCGCATCAGAGGCAACCGTAGACGCAGGCCACTGCGTATTAAAGGTCTTCTGATTGGTCGTGCTTGGCGTATATGAGCAACCCACAAAGATTCCGCAAGTTGTTAGCGCAGTGGTGCCAGCATCCTTCTCAATGTCACCGTCTGCAACAAGCTTTACGAAATCACCATTAAAGATGGCGGTACCGTACCCACTAGCAATCGGCAGTTGCCGAATCTTGGCCGTATATGAGCCAGAAGCGCTAAGGGTACCGATAGGCCGCGCACCATAAGGTGTCGCTGTAGCTGCCATGATTATTACCTAAGTTGTTTGCGACCAATCAGGGTACAACCTTAAGAGTTGCCGCCCCCCATGGTCACACTGGTTTTACGTTCGGGCGCGAAAAGCGGCATCCGAGGATCGTTTTCACGCATGAAATTATTGTCTACTGCTTGCATCTGGTCCCGAGCGCGTTTGGCATAATACTCTTGCCGCTGTTGCACGAACTCTTCAGGCGCTTTGCAAAGAAGCAGGCCACCAACTTCGATGCCGCCCTTTGCTGCCCATTCAGAGCCGTGATCGCTCATGATTTGTAACTCGGGATGATCTTCTGCTCGCACTGGTTCCCATCCTTCACGGAACCTTTTAGATGCGTTGGTATTGTCCACTTGTCCAACCATGGCTGTCCTTACCCAACGAAAAACCCAACCGTCTTGCGGTTCGGGGTCTGGTAGAATGGAAGCTGGCTCCCAGTTCTTTTGGCGCTCACTGCTTTCGCGAGTGTCGAGTCCACTTTTTTCTCTTGGTGCGCGATCCTTACTCATGTCAATTCTCCTTGACTAGCTGTGCCGCATACTGCTGCGGACTAAGACCAAGACGCTTCGCGATGCGAACTTGGGTTTGAGTCAGCTTCACTGTGCGTGGTGCTCCTCCACCAGAACCTCTCTTAGCTGGAGCTACTACGGATTTTGCCTTTTGGCGTTGTGCAACGTCGGCATCTTCGCCTTCGTTGAAATAAGAGGGAAATACTTCTCTAACCCTCGAATCAATTAATTGATAATATTCGTCTGTATCGGGGTCAATACCTTCACTAACAATTTTATCATGCACCCCATATGCAAAGCTGGTCATTTCATAGTCGTTACCAAACCATGAATTACCTTGCTGCCACTCTACAGCCTTGGGGTCCGGCTCAGGCATTGGCGCTTCTTGAGCATACTGTTGTTCATACGCTTGAGTTTGAACGTCCATCTGTCGTTGCTGTTGCATTACAGCAGACTTCCAATCGTTTACGACAGCACTTGAAACTTGACCATGATTTGACTCAATCATTTTTGCTTCAATCAAGTTTTTTTGCGCTGTAGCAATTGACTCAGCATCCCCCAACTCGTTCGCACGCCTTAACATATCTTCCGCTAAAGTGACGGAAACCTTTGCTCTTCCTTCTGCTTGGGTGTTCAAAGCAGATTGAGACCTTTTTACAAGCTCTAACAAGCGTTGGTTTTCAGTGTGCAATTGTTGCGTTGCACGAATGGCTTCGTCTGACATTCGTTCAGCTTGTTCTTTTGCACGGCGCTCTTCGTGGTACTCCCACTTTAACTTTTTAATTCGATCCTGTGCGCGGCGCCCAACCTTGGCAATTTCTTTTTCATCGCCTTCGCCAGCTTCTGGGCTAACTTCTGCATCTGTATCTGTATTTACATATGGTCGATCTTCTTCGGGTGTATCATCTATTACCTCAACTGCAAGATCGTCTTCACTCTGAATTACATCAGCAGGATCTTCTACGGTATTTTTGACACCAAAAAATGCTTCTTCTTTAGTCGTCATGGTTAAGCCCTTTCAATGCCACGGGGATCTTCAACAACCGCCTCAACGGTGTCGTCATTAATAATGCGGAACTCTTTGCCGTGAATCTTTAGACGGGTGCCACTGAATGCGCGGAAGACCACCCAGTCACCCACTTGGCAATATGGCCCGTTAGGAAAACGACTTGGGTCAGAGTAAGCGTCTGGCCCCATGCTCATAACCCAGCCTACAACAGTAGCAATGGTCTCTTCGTGTTGATACTTGGCTGATTTAATAATGCCGCCTTCCGTTTTTTCATCTACCTCTGGAAGGGCAATAAGCATTTTATAGCCTTTCGGCTCAGGTAGCTGTGACGCTTTCCTTTGAGGTGCGTCTTCAGCTTCGACACCTTCGGTGTCTGTGGCCTCCTCGGCCTGAAGCGTGGTCATTAAGACCTCCGAATTGTAAGTGCGCTACGAATTAGCGGTGCGTCCTGCAACAACAAATAAATATTGAACTAAAATAAAATCAATACTTAGGCATTTTTTTTCCTTGAAGACCTAGCTTTAACCTTTGCTTTATTGCTTAACTCACCAAAGTGAAACAAACGCTGGCTTGTTTTTGTGTGAGTCCTGTTTGTATGCAAGTGACCGTTTGGCATCTTGTGCATATTTCCATTCCACAGGTCGCCATTTTTTGTATAATGATTTACGCCTTTAGCCATTTTTATCTATGCCTCTTGGTTTTTTTTGCAATACTTTTTGGTTGTTTTGAAAACTGCTTTCCTTTTTTTGTGTCTTCGCGTTTCTTGGCCGTTGTTCTGTTGTACTCTTCAGCGGACAGCGCCATAATAGCGCCCTTAGGCAAATAACGCTCTCCAGTTTTTGCGCTAGGTTCACCGCTTTTAGTTTGCCAATCTTGTTTAGTCCATTTCTTAAGACTTTTTTGGCTTTTTTTTAATGACATTTTTTTTCCTAGCCTTACCGTTAGTGTAGCCCCCACCTTTCTTTTCGTATGTGTTAACAAGCAGTTGCGCCTTTCGGCCAGACCACTGGCCGGGTTTTCCACCTTTTGATCCCCTAAGGATCTGATTATAGAGGCGTTTTCTCATTGCAGGTTGAGTGTAGTTACCAGCTTCATTTACCCGTGATTTTGTTTTCTTGGCCATTAGTCCCACTTTGCATTTGGGTCATTCATTTTTTCTTCAAGATCAAGGATTTCTCTTTCCGCCCAAGCTAAACCCTCAATCATTCCTACCATCTGTCGATACTGCTCGTGATCGGTGCATGAACCAACCGACATTGCGTCGGCAAGATCGTTCATTTGCTTTCTAAGTTTTTTTCGTAAAGCGCCAAGAACGCTGTCTGCCATTGATTACTCCCCTTTTAGTTGATCCATTGCGTACTTGTAACCTTCTGACTCCATCTTGTCTTGCTCAAGACTCATTTTAGCTTGCAGTTCTGCTTCCTCAAGTGAAAGCTCTGCCATGTCCACCATCTTATCAGCTTGGAGTTGTTCCATTCTAATCTGGGCATCTACGGCATCCTTCTGTTGCTTAGCAGCAAGTTTCTGTTGCTCAAGACCCATCTTCGCGGCATCGGCCTGCGCCTTGCGTTGTACGTCTTGTTCGCGAATTGCAATCTCACGTTCACGCTGTTGAATGATTGGATCTTGTTGCTGCTGAGCCTGTTGTTCTGCTTGTGCTTGCTGTTGCTTCTTCCCGAGTAACTGATCTGCCGCGTCAGCCACAAGAACGCTTAGGCGCTTTTCAATATCTTGAGGCAATGGCTGGTCCATCGGCGGAAGCGGAACGCCAAGCTCCTGCTCTACTTGGTCGCGGAACTGGAAGCCAAGGTGCTCCCTAATGTGTGCGTCAATGGATGCCATGACAGCGCCACCCATTGGAGAGTTTTGTGCTTCTTGTGAAATCTGCGGGTCGTTCCTAAGGACCATGTGAACTCTAATATGTGCAGCGTGGTCCTGATACTCAAACGCCTTAATGGGCTTGAGTATAAGCATGTTTTGATTCTCAGAAACAGGATCTTCTGGCTGAATCTCGCTAGGATCTGGCACAATCTTATCTGCATTTGGTATGCCGATAAGCTCCATCATTTGCCTGTGCAGTAGCGGCATGTCGTACAAATCTGGCGATTGCGCCGCAAGCTGTAGCGCTGCTTGATACTGCATTATGCGTTGAGATAATGTAGATGCGTTCGGATCTGACACCGGAATAACATCTACACGATCATCAAAGTCTTCAGCTTTGATTGCCTCACCCTCTTCTGTTTCGTATGGGTACGCAGGTGAGGTGTACTTTTTAATAATTCGCGAAAGAATTTTAAATTCTTTTTTAAGGCTTGCATGAATACGCGCCTGAATAGCTGACTGCACTTTCATGGCTCGCTCAAGAATTGCAAGCGTAGTCCCTACCGGCGCATCCTGTCGCATGTCATCAATCTTTACGTCAGCCATTGACGCAAATCTGCGACCTTCTTCTACAATGTTACCAAGCAGTTGGTAAAGAACACCTGAAGGTTCCTTGTATGGCAGGAACGTAATGTTGTCCCGAATAACACCACCGGGCACATCTACATCCCTAAACTCTCCCGGCATGATTGGGGTATCATCACCTTTAATGCGTAAACCCCGAGTCTTTAGTCCACCCGGAAGATTCGATAGTGTGCCCGCGTCTACAAGCTGACGAAGCAGGCTGGTGGCTGATTTCGCCAACCCACCAATCATGTGGATTAGACCAAGGTTATAGAATCCAATTCCGGGCACATATCCATAATCAACGAAATGATGAATCTTCTTTCGCATGGGATCGTCTTCGTCCCAGTTGCGATAAATAGAAAGAATCTTATTCGTTGATTTATCAATTGTAATTACATAAGGCAGCGCAATTCCGTCCGGCGATTCAAAACCGGGTAGATCGTAATCAACATGCATTTCAAGGAGTTGGTGGCGATCATCTTCCTGCCCGGAAAACGACACACCAGATATTTCATCGTACTTGTCTTTTATTACGTCTACCGAGTGCTCTGGATCCCCAAGATCAACATCACGATAAAACCCACTAACCTGAAGCTTACGAATGTGATTCGAGCTTCTGGTCATTACATGCGTATAGCGCTCTGCGGTGTCTAGTGAGCTTTCATCATACGAAATAACAAAGTCTTCTGCTGGCACAAACATGGAGCAGGGCCGGTCCATGGTTGGGTCATAATAAATTTTTCTAAATGCAGCGCCGGAAAGCGGCAAGCTAAACAAAAGCTTTTCTGTTTCTGCACGATACTCCGTCATTACTTCGAGGAGTTGGTAGTTCATGTATTCTTTAACACGTTCTGCCTGTGCAATAACTTCGGGCGTAGTAACACCCCAGATGTGCGCCCTTACTGGGCCGCGAGCAGGAAATATTTCTTGAATGGTTTGAGCCTGAAACCGAACAACAGACTCAGACAACAGAGGGTGGAAGACTCCGCAGGCGCCGGGCCATGGCGTAGTGCGGTCCTCCATCTCAAGACCCAAGAGATTAAGCCCTTCTTTGTAAGACTCCTCCCACTCTTTTCGGCTTGATTTATCGTCTTCGTACATAGCAACAAGCTTAGATGCACAATGCATCAAGTCATCGTCTTCCATGTACTCAGACAGGTTGGCATCAAAACTTATTTGACCTAGCCCCATAAGAGTTTCAGAGCCACCAAAGTCAACAGTCACGCCACCATCATCATCTTCAATGACTAAGATTTCGTCAGCAGACTCCATGGAGAACGGGTCTACAATCTCAACACCCATTTCTTCCTCGCCCTCTGCCTCACTAAGAATGCCACTAAAAGCATCCAACATTCTATCAATAGCCATTGTTTAGGCCCTCTTGATTCATTTTAATTTACCAAGCCCCCAAACTTAAACGACGGAATGTCGCTAAGAATTTTTTTACGAGCCTCATCATCTAACATAATAACAACGTTTTCTATTTGGCTAAGCTTTCTCTGTTTTGGAGTCATTAGATCTAACTCAGCAAGCCCTTCGGATGTAGCATTAATATCCAAATCAAATGATATCCCTGTGCCTCTATCTACTGGAAGACCAGATTGTATTTCTAAGCCAAGGCGCTTTGCTTCTTTTTTTAATATATTCGGAAGAACTTCTCCATACCAATTAAGATTCCCTTTCCATCTCGTATGTATTCCGCGTCTTGGGTCGTCAAAATGTGGACGGATGTTCATGCTCAGGCGCAACTGATCTGGCGTAATTATAGTAAACCCTTCCGCGCCCTCTGCCGCTGCTTTTCGTAACAGGTCTTGAATCATAAATCTTGCCCATTCGCTTCCGTTTTTAAACGGAATGTCTTCAGAAGGATTAACAGCTTCTATCAACATTTCGTTGGCAAGCCTTCCAGATTCCAGCATTTCAGTATCAAAATGATCTATTGCGTCAATAATATCTTGTTTGGCTTCAGTGGTCATAACAAGAGATTCACTCATACGTTTTTTTACTTTTTTTGTGTACGAACCAAGCGCGTTTAGCGCGTCTGCTCGAATATCGTCCCTACTATCTAAGTGAGCACTTTTCAAGGCGCTTAGTTCTTTGAACAAGCTTTTTACCTCTTCTGGCACAAACCCACCTAATTCATCCACACCGCCGTTAAGTAATGCATCAGCCCTATATTGGCCTTCGTAGCTGAAGTCTTCAAAGGCGGCCATTTCTACATACCCGTCCATTCGCTTAATAAACTCATCAATAAATTCTTTAGTATAGCCTTCCGAGCGAAGCAGACCTGTTTGTGCAGCTTTTACCTTGGCATCAAAAAATTCACGTTCTGCGTTTCGTAAATCTTCAGACGAATCAACGAGTTTTGAGTGAATACCTTCCTCGCCTGATATTCCCTTAAAATCTCGATCATCTAGTTGAGATCTTGCCTTGCTGTAACCAGAGGTTTCGGCACCGAATCTCTTTTTTGTTTTTCTTTTTGCTTGAGCCGCTCGCTGATGAGCATCGCTTTGCAACTCTTCAACAAAGTAAACCTTTCGGGCGCCTTCCTGTGCATGAGCAATAAAAAACGGGCGCTTTGATACTCTTGCGTGCATAACCTGATTGTCCACACTATCAAAATGACCCGCGCTTCCAGAAACGTCTTTAGATCCTATTTCTTCAGGATCTAAGTAATACACAATTTCTTCGTAAGGTGCGGGCGTATCGGAATGTCTGCTCCCGTGGCGGCTTTCAGGAAAACGGTGTACCGGGTCAGGCCCATACTCAGGCATAAGGCGGCCAACTGTTTTAAGAGGCGATAGAGATTCGGTATCGGAACCTCTGGTTACAGCAACAAGTTTTTGATTTACTTTTGCAGTGAAATCTTCTAAGCTTTGAATTGGGCTGCCAGATTCAAATAAATTTTCAATTGCTACTGCATTTCCTGCGTGTCCCCTTGAAAGTCGTCTTAATAACTGGTCGCTAGTAATACCTTTTGCGGCAATTTCTGGTATTGTTAACTGGGTTCCATCCTTTAATATCAAGGGTTCTTGCATGGTAGATGCCAATAAATCCAACAATGGATCCTTGACGGTACGAATTGCTGGAACTGCTTGTTCGTGTGGGCTAAGCACGCCTCGCTCAAACTGCTTTAAGCGATCAATGATACCCATAAGCCCCGTTGTCTTAGAAAATTCTATATCTTCTATAATATTATCAAACTCTTTCATAGCTTGGTCTGATACTTCTACGCCCTCCCGTAAAAGCCTTTCTGGATAAGTTGCAAGACCGTCACTGTCTGTTAACATTTTTCGAGATATATAGTCAATAACAACTTTAGGGCTTAATCCAACTAAGTCTTCTCTTCGCAAGCCAAAAATTCTTATATCGGATTCGTATCCACCTAGTCTAGCTTCGTGATCTATAGGGCGGCTAGAGGCCATTTCAAACTGCTTTACTATGTCTTCTACAAATCCTGCCCCTAGGGGGCCACGGGCCACATCTGTATCATAGACAACATCAGCGGCTCTATCGAGGGAGCGAACTTGTCGGTTTAAAGATCTTTCTGGTGCAAGTTGGCTTTCTGTTACACCTAGCAATTCATCACGACTAATTTTTTGATTTGGGTTTTGAGCATCAAGCCTTTGAAGATGACTTGCAATCTTTTTTATTCCTCCGGGTTTCTTTTTAAGGTAGGCTTCCCACTGGCTCGGAGTCATAGAATGTCGTGGCGCTCGTTCGATTGTTTCAAGCGCGTTTGATCTCCATAGGCCCGGCAACCCAAGTAGCATTTCTCCCGGCTCTCTTTCTAGCTCAAAGCTTGTAGGCCCTGAACCAAGCAGTAACGGTTGCCGAGGAGCTTCCAGCGCCTTACGACTACGCTTACTGCGCTTAAACAGTTCTCTTAGTGCAGCGCCCCCGCCAAGCGGTCCAAGTGCCAAGCCAAGCAGCCCGAACCCGGTTCTTG